ATCAGCGATTACGAGGTCGACTCAGAGACGTGCGAAATCAAATGCAGGAAGGGTGTCCCAGAGGAGGCCATACGGGCGATAGCTGGAGTTAAGCGAAAAGAGTACTATGACAAAACCGGCGCCCGTATCGTGACGATCGAGCTGAAATTATGGGACAAGGTGTCGACCCTACGGCACCTCGGCGAGTGGCTGAGGATGTATGTCACGCTGCATGAGCACGTGATAACCGACGCTCGCGAGTGGACCACCGAGGAGATAGATGTCGAGCTCAATAGAGTCCGCGAGGAGCGCGCTGCTCTCCAGCTACTCGCTGGAGGAGACGCTACTCACTGAGCGGCGTCGGAGGTCGGCGGCAAAAGAGTCGCTGCTCGCATTCGCCGAATACACCCACCCGCGCTGGGAGACAGGCGCGCACCACAGGGTCATTTGCGATTTCCTGGACCGCGTCTACCGCGGTGAGATAAAGCGCGGCATCATCCAAGCGCCGCCGAGACACACTAAGAGTGAGCTGGCCTCGCGGCGGTTTCCGGCGTGGTGGCTAGGGAACAGGCCGAGCGATCAGATCATAACGGCGACATACGCAACGGATTTTGCCGTCGATTTCGGCGCCGACGTGCGGGAGATCGTCTCGTCGCAGGAGTGCCGCAATGTATTCCCTGGCCTACAGCTCAATCCCGATCGTAAAGCCGCATCAAGATGGCGGACGACAGATGGCGGCATCTATGTTGCTGCCGGTGTCGGTGGACCCATCACTGGGCGAGGGGCGCACCTGGCCATCATCGACGACCCGATAAAAAACAGGGCCGATGCACAGAGTAAGCGGATGCGAGAGAAAACATGGCAATGGTTCTGGTCTACTCTCCACACGCGGCTAATGCCGAATGCTGCGATCCTGCTAATGATGACTCGCTGGCACCCCGACGACCTGGCTGGGAGGCTGATCAAGCAGGGCGGCTGGGAGCTGCTTGATATGCCAGCGATAGCTCACGAGGACACAGACCACGAGGAGGCTCTGTGGCCGGAGTGGTACCCGCTGGACGCGCTACACGCCAAGCGAGAGAAAATGCCGCGTCGGGAATGGGTGTCACTCTACCAGCAGCGGCCAGCAGAGGAGGGCGGCGACTACATCAAGGGCGAGTGGATAGCTAATCGATACAGCCAGTTGCCGAAATCAAATCTCTACCTGGTGACGGACCCTGCAGCGACGGACGAGGAGGAGTATAGACGCGAGCACGGGGATGAGGGCGGTAGAGGTCCAGACTACACGGAGCATGGGGTTTTCGGATTCTCGTCGGACGAGAACGTCTACGCCGTAGACTGGTGGAACGGGCGAGTCGAAAGTTCGGTTTGGATTGCGGCCGCGATCGACATCATCAAGCGCCACAAAATATCGTGTTGGTTTATGCCGAAGGGCGTGATCAAGCGCGTCGTCGAGGGACAGGTCAAGCGAATGATGCGCGAGGCTGGAGTGTTTTGTCGCGTCGAGTATTTCGCCGAGGTTAACGACAAATACGTCAAGGGGATGGCTTTCCAGGGACTCGCACAGATGGGTCGCTGGCATTTTCCAGAGGCTCCGTGGGCAGACCGTGTGGTCGAGCAGTGCACCCAGTTCCCAGCTGAGTTTGACGACGCCTTCGACGTGTGTGCTGATTTCGGGATGCTAATTAACACCGCGCATCCGGCGGTGAAGCCTAAGGCCGTCGATCATGACGACCGCGACGAGTGGGACGACAGCGGGAAAAAAACTAGGAACTGGAGGACGGCCTAGGCCCCAGCCATACCCTGCCCAGCCCTGACAGCATGCATCACTGCGGTGGCCTGGTCGCGTTGGGCCTCGGCTTGGACCTTGATGGGCTCGACCTGTGCCTTGGAGATTTTCAACGCTGCGTCTGCCTGCGCTGCTCCGGGCTCTATCCCAGCCCTGGTCTGGTCGAGCTGCGCACCTGCCTGAGCCTCCATGGCCTGAGCCCCCTTTAGCGCCGCGCTTGCCTGCGTCTCTTGCACCTTGGCGGCGAGCAGCTGTTGTTGGAGCTGCTGCATCTGTTGCATGAGTTGCTGTTGCATCTCCTGCATCTTTGCAGCCTGCGGGTCCTGCTGCGGTTCAATGAGGGCCAATAGTCGCTTTTTATTGCGGAAGCTACCTGCCTCGATGCGCATCTTGATTAGTCCGGGTATTAGTTGCGGAGACGACTGTTGTATGATCGGCGAGTTTATCGCCGCGGCAAAAAGCTCCGTCAGGTCCTGGACCTCTTCCTGCTGCACAATAGCCGTATCCGGTGACTCGTCTAGAATAATATCCATCTCGAGCCGAGACAGGTTCCCGGCAATAAATGGCTGCTGCGATTCCGGGTGCTGCAGGAACAGCGGCACGAGCTGACCCATCGCGGCCTCGGGTGGTGTACCTGGAGGGATGGACTGCTGCAGCATCTGCATTCCAGCCTGAACGAGCTCCGGCGGGACCTCGGCAATGCGGAACGCATTCAGCGGGTCGACGCCAGCCTTAACGAGTTCCTGTACGCGCTGGCCCTTCGTGATGCGTCGGTTGATGCCGACAAATCGATAGCCATTCTCCTCTGAGCTGTCAGTGAGAGGCAGCCACTGCTCATCGGTCCATGTCTGGCGAATACCGAGCCAAATGCGACGGTATATTGCCTTGCGCATGACGTGGAGGCGCTCTTGGAACGGCCGTATTTCGATCGAGCTGATGGATTGCTGTAGCTGCACCTGGCGCCCGCTTGTGGCCCCTGCGCCTATCATTGGTGCGTCCGGGCCGGTGCTGTCGATCTCAGATTTAGCGTCCTGCATGACCTGGACGTAGCTCTGGGCGAGCTGAATACCGGACTCAGTCTGTATGCGCGCATCCTTCAGTACATCTGGGTTAACGATGGCGAAACCATCGGGCCTGGACCGCTCTGACTGGAACTCCTCAGGGGATTCCACCGCGCCCTCCTCGGCGATGGTCCGGTCCATAGAGAGCAGGTGCATGGTTTTGCTGTGCGATTTATTTAGGATGCTCTGAGGGTCTTTGATGTTTCGGATGAGCCCATATCTGTTGCCGTTCCGGTCGACGTTGCACGAGTCCATGACGAGTGGGCAGATATGTGTGCCGTTCTCATCGATGTAACCGGTGAGTTGTGGGCGGGCCAGCAGGCCGCCCGACGTGAAGTGGCAAACGTACCAGTTGCCGTCCGGCCCCTCGTAGTATTTTTCAATCGTGCGGATCCTATTTCGGTCATGGTCGTACCATAGAGCCATGTTCGGGATGTCGTCTGTTGTGCCGCCCCAGCGCCCCATGTCGTTGGCGGCTCGGAGGATCTCTTCAAAATTCTCGACGACCCCGGGCACGTTACGGTATACCTCGACGGCCTTGTCAACGTCGTGCCAGGTGAAGAAGCCCTTAAATGCGGCGTCCGAGTAGTCTTTGCGCCTACTGTGTGGGTCGGCGAATAGACGATCCCAGAATATATGGCGTACGTCGATTTCGTATCGACCCTGCGGCATCCCCTCGGTTTGCTGTTGCTGCTGGAGTTGGCAGATGACGCCCATAATACCGACACGAAGCAGGTCCTCCCAGCACGAGCTGAATACACTCGGCAGGTCCTCCGCGTCATGAACGTACCTTAATGCGTCCGTCGCGGCGCGCACGTCATCATCATGCGCCTTGGTTCGTGGTAGGCATTTCGGGTCGGTGCGGTTCTCCAACTCCATACCGAACAGGTAATTGAGTTTTTTGGCGACGCGGTTAAATACGATCGGAGCCTGGCCACGATCCCTTAGCTCGTTGATTTCGTCCTTTGTCCATTGGATCTTATGGTAGAAATTTTCGTCGTCATCTTGTTGCGCTCGGTTGTCCTTGGTTGCGTCTTCCCACGCGTTGAACTCGCGTATGCTCTTTGACCAGATCTCTGAATCGTCACGGGCTACAGCCGCGTCGTCAATGGTGACTCCGCACTGCGGGCATTTGCTGTGCTGGTTATTCCCGCGGAAATCGTGTTTGCATGCGGGGCATTTCATGGGCGGCTTAATGGTTCTCTAGTGGTAGCTCGATGTGCATCTCGTCGCCTTTCATGCCGACGCTCATAACCTTGTGGCGGAACTCTCGCTTGAGCTCGCTCGGGCGTTTCATCCGTTTTCCCTTGTCCCTGTGGGACAGCTGGCGGCAACCCTTGACGACCTCCGCAACGGACTCGCCAGGTACCCAGCACTCGAATAGCTCTTTCTGCGCGTTGGACACAATACAATGGAATTTATCCGATCTGGCGTCGTAATCTTCAATCTGGTTGAGTTTGACCCTGGTTCCGTTGAAGTTGGCCTTGATGAGTAGGGCCGCAACCGCAGTCCTCGCCTCATCGACAGTGATGGAATCGGCGGTACCGAGGACATAACCATCCGCCTTGTTTCGGAGCCTTGATTTCTTGTGTGCCGCCCATCTCCGAGGGTAGAGCATCTGACGACGGACGCGCCAGTCGTCGCCAACGCCAGCGATCATGACCTGGTCTTTTTTGGTCTCGACTCTCATTCTACGCTAACCCTAGGTCGTGCGACCGGTAGAGGATGACGCCCTTAAGCAGCCCGGCAGCGGTCCCGGGGTCGGTAATGGCTGCGGACACGACGAGTTGAAGCGCCGTGTTCGCTGTAAGCTCTTGGCTTGTCGGCTTCAGTAGTGCGATTTTATCGGACCCTGCACCAAGCAAGCTCGCCATTTCAACAGAGCCAGACACTGCATTCCCGCCATCGAGGTTGACGCTCAAATCACCTCCGCCCGTGTAGGCAGCCGTATCGTAGTCGTGCTCAACGATGCAGGCGATGAACTCGTGGGCCTTATCGGCAACAGCCGCCACCATCTCATAGCCAGCCGCGTGGCTCAGCTCGCCAGCGCTTGTACCGATGATCGCAGCGTTGGCTATACTGAATGCCGCTGATTGAATGAGACCTGGGTCAAGCATCGATGACACGATGGACGCAGCGGCCACAGTCAACGCGCCCGAGCTAGCCAGTGTTGCGTCACCGCTTACGGCTACCGATGCAACGTCGGTACCGTCACCGACCAGGATTTGACCGCTGGCCTTTGCCGAGTGGCGTTCCCAAGACGAAGCCCCGCGGCGGAGGATATCCCCGCGCGCCTGGCTCGCGATATGTAGTGGCGCCTCATAGACAGAGTCGCCAACTACCACAACGAGACGTGAGTTTGTTTTGTCCCAAAACACCCCGTCGCTCTGGCCATAGGTAATAGGGTTTGTGAGCCTCAGGTACCGGTCAGGGTTAAGCTGCGCCATGCTGGGGTTCTCCTAGGGGCAGTGACAATCAAAGACGCCAGATGCGTCGCTCGAGCAAACCTGATCACTATCGGCACAGGAGTGGCGGGCGACGGCATCCGGGG